CGAGGCGCTGCGCGAATTCTGGCCGGAGGTCGAAAAGGCCCTGCCTAAAAATAGCGATGTGCGAGTATAGCAGATGAGGATCTGGCGGCCCTGGGGAAACCCGGGGCCGTGGTCTATCTATAGGGGACAATGATCGCCGGGAAATATAATGGCGCTACTATAAAAGCAGGTGGTCTTTTAACAGGAGGTGCGTATGATCTGCAACAAATGCAAGGAACCGATCGATGTCGGCGAGGCATGTATACCCGAAGCGGTGAACGGATCGACTCACTTCCGCTTCTTCCATCCGAACTGCTACACAACCATGAAAGGAGAACGTGATGAAGAAAATCGTCTTCACACTGCTGCTCACGGCGCTCGCTCCGTGCACTAGCGTCGCCGCGGATACCTTCCCGGTCGGCGTACCGGTAGAGACGCAGGCAGTCTTTTGCCTCGATGTCCAGTCCGCACAAATGATCGCAGACAGAAAAGGCGATGTGCCGGATGCTCTCTTCGCCGAGCGCAAGTGCCTACTGATGCGGGGTGTCGCGATCTATGTTCGGAAGGTATACCAGAAGGACGAGTGGGCCGTCTGGGAACTCAAGTCCGGAAATATCCCACTCTTTTACGAGGCAACCAACTGGCGGCCTCTCAACGGTATCGAAATCTAAAAGGAGGTGATCCATATCTCGCCATCGGGTCTTCCGGTGGCGTTCTTTTGATATCCCCAGGAGGTATACTCGGATGCTTGGCCTTGTGCTATGCTTGGCCTCATGAGAAAGCAACGGTCGATCTTCTCAATATCGGGCAAGAAAGGTGCCGACGCTCGAATGCGTGCAACTACGCCGGAGCAGAGGTCCGCAACTGCCCGGAAAGCCGCACGCGCTCGATGGGGTAAAACCGTCAAGCGTTCGAAATCTTAATCATCAAATACTCTTCTGTTATGAAAAAAGTATTCTTCTCGTTCGCACTCGCTCTCGTGTTCATGGGAACCGGCAGCGCCGCTCTCGCCTACGAGATCCCACTCCCAGTGATCACACATGACGCCGTATCCCAGGGATCCGGTGAAGTGGATCTCTCTCGTGCATCAGTCGTCGAAGGGACCGTCACCGTCGACAGTGTCGCTTCTGGCTCGGTCTCCTGGATCACCGCCGGTGATCTCGCACAGGGACAGGCCGGCTACGGCTTCCTCGTTCTCGACAACATGATCTATGCCGTATCAAATACCGGAGACTTCGCGTACCGTATGCCTCTCGCCTTTGTGCGTCCTGGCTACACCGTGAAGGTCCGCGCGGCATACACGCCGAACGACGGCATCCGTCTCGACACCTGGGCCACCGAGCAGTATTCTCGCGGGATCATCCAGGGCTTCCTTCCTGGTACGTTCTATCGAGGACTCGGTGCCTTCAACGCATCGGTCAAGGGTCCCGTGAACCTCACGGTCGGCTCCTGGTCGTACACGCAGTAGCAACCGTCTAGGTCAAAAGAAAGGTCCCCGGAAGATGGGGACTTTTCTTTTTGTGCACACTACACCGTACCGACTTCGAACCGAGGGAGTAGAATATACGCATGCAAAGCAGACCACGGCTAGTTCTCTCTGATGCTCACCCTTCGGCCACCGGCTACAACGTGCCGCTCGGGGAAGAAGAAGTTCAAAGGATCGTCAGTCTGCGCGTGGATGAAGACAAATCGGTGCACGAGATCTCATCCATCACCGGCCGCTCCGTCGCGACCATCATGCGCTACCTCTCACGCAACGGAATATCTTCTCGGACCGTTAGGAAGAAGACTCCTCCGCTCGATCGAGAGCAATACATGAGCGTGCGTATGGCCAGAGAGAACGGCATCATCTCTATGGAGATCGCGAAGCAGATGCCGGATACAACACTCGAGGAGATCAACAGTGCCTATGGATCCTCTACCTACGAATACTATGTCGAGCACCGCTAACCCCATGATCATCACGGTGCGACCGTCGATGTCGCGCCTCAAGGTCGAGTGCCGGATCTACCCGACGCGCAAAGATATGCTCGCCGCCACGCGCAAGTTTATCCATAAGCGCTACAACAACGTCGGCAAGACCACGGCCGCGTACTGCGAGGGGACGAAAGATCTCCTGCCGTCGAAGCAACATCTGGCCGTCGTCTTTTTCAACAAGAACGATCTCACGCACGGCATCATCGCGCACGAGTTCGATCATGTGGCGAACTGTCTGATGTACCGATGGGGATACCGGACACTGCCGGTCTCGATCGATGAGGCGACCGAGATCGAGGAGAAGCACTGCTACATCGTCCAGGACCTCGTAGACGCCTTCCACAAGCGCTTTTCGATATGAGTACGATGCAGGTCAAGATCCCATACTCTCCGCGTCACTGGGCGCTTGATCTCCTGCATCCTACCGAGAAGCGCTTCATCGTGATGGTGATCCACCGTCGCGGAGGCAAAACCACGGCCGCATTGAACCATCTCAACAAGGACGCCATGACGCACAAGGGCCATCGGTATGCCTACGTGGCGCCTCTCCGGAACCAAGCGAAGCGCATCGCATGGGGAATGGTGAAGACGATCACACAGAACATCCCAGGCGTCAGATACAACGAGAGCGAACTCACTGTCACCTATCCGAACGGATCCGAACTCTCTCTCTTCGGCGCCGACAACCCAGATGCACTGCGTGGTATCGGACTCAATGGATGCGTGCTCGACGAGTACGCGCAGATGAGTCCGATCGTCTTCTCCGAGATCATCACGAAGTGCGTCGCCGACACGCTCGGCTATGTGATGATCATCGGGACGCCGAAGGGCAAAGGACACTTCTTCCGGATCTACGAAGCCGCACGTCTGAACCCGGAGATGTGGGCGGCCGTGTTCCTCGATATCGATCAGTCGCTCAAACAAGAAGGTGGCCGGACCATCGAGAACCTGCGGAACGCGCTCGCCGACGATCGCAACCTGGTGAAGCAGGGACTCATGACGCAAGAGGAGTTCGACCAGGAATGGTATCTCTCATGGGAGGCAGCGCTCAAAGGTGCCGTGTATGCCCGCCAGATGGCCGAAGCACGCAAGAAGGGACGTGTGGGACCTCTGGGACACGATCCTGCGCTCCTCACGTTCACCGTGTGGGACCTCGGTATCGGAGACGCCATGTCGATCGGTTTCTTCCAGAAACCCTCACCGCGCGAGATCCGTCTCATCGACTACTACGAGAATACCGGGCTCGGGTACTCACACTATGCCGGCGTGCTCAAGAAGAAACCGTACATCTACGGCATGCACTTCTTCCCGTTCGATATCAAAAACAAAGAGCAGTCCACCGGGCTCACTCGTTTCGCTACGATGGAGAAACTCTTCGGCCGTGATCGTGTGGATGTGGTCCCGAAGATCCCCGAGGCAGATGGTATCGATCTCGGCCGTGCGATGTGGAACCGGTTATGGGTAGACGACTCGGTCGACGAAGATGGCCAGGGAGGCGGTCTCTTCATGGACCTGATCGGCTCGCATATCTACGAGTACGACGAGACACGTGGCGTCTTCCGGCCGAAGACGAAACACGACTTCGCTTCTCACTGCGGCGCCATGTATCGCTACGCCGCAACGGTCGAGGAGGACATGCTGCGCGTGGTGAACCATGAAGTCTCGAAGGAGAAGGATCGCACGAAGCCGATCGATCCAGATCCGGAGAGAGACGACGAGTACAAGGGGGACATCGTTCCGGAGTGGCTTCGCACTGATGATGATCCGGATGAGAGTGGCGGGCCATCGGTGAACGATCTCGCGAAAATGTAGTCCCCAGTGTGTACAACGACCCTGCTTGACAAAATAGCGATGCTATAATCGAAACAAAGATCCTCACTTTTTCTTACTACTCATGGCCGAATACACAGACACCGAACTGCATGATGGCTCCGAGGAAGGGGCGGTCTTTACGCGCGATCCAAAGCGTGCACTCGCCGACTCCGCAACGAAGACGGCCTGCAAGCAACTCGAGGAAGGTATCAAGGGTAGGTCTGGCCGTTTCGATGAGATCGCGAAAAGCGAAGCGCAATATAACGGGGAGAAATCAAAGGCACTGCGCGGCCGACACAATATCCCTTTCGACTCGGTGATCGCCCGCGGCTTCGTGGATACGCTCATGAGCAAGGTCGACGAGGCCCTCGACATTTCCTTCGAGCGTTCTCCTGGCCGACAGCAAGACAAAAAGCCGGCGCAGAAGATCGGAGCAGTGTGCGACTTCGAGCGAGGTCCGGACCAGGGCATGTGGGATCTCAAAGATATCGGCGTGAAGAAACTCGCCGCCTTCTCGGGACGGGGCATCTATAAAAAGTTCGCCGCTCGAGTAAACGGCAAGTTCCAGGACTTCCTGGAAGTAGTCGACCACTGGGACTTCGTCACCGAACCAAAGGGTGGCGGCTTCCTCGATGCGCACCTCTACAAAGGCCAGATGAACATCTTCCGCTCACGCGCGGAGATCGTCCAGTCAGTCGATGCCGGACTCTACGACAAGAAGCAGGCGTACAAACTCTTCGCGTGCACCACAGATGAGCAGTCGAAGAAGAACCAGGAGATCTACAAGCAGAAGGTCTCTCGCTCTGCATCCCTCGGGCTCGACTTCGAGCAGAACAACTTCGTCGGGTCGCAGATGTATCGCCTCGTCGAGTGGGTGATGTACTATCGCGGCGAGTGGTACTACCTCGTCTTCAACTATGATGCCGGACTCTGGCTCCGCTGCGAGAAACTCGAGGACGTCTTCTCGGTCGCAAAAGTAAAGCAGGGCCGCGGTCCGTGGGTCTCCTGGGCGACACACTTCGATCCGTTCACCTTCTGGTCTATCGCTCCGATGGACTCGGTGCGCCCGGTAGCGTACGCGATGAAAAAAGTGATGAACCTCACGCTCGACAACCTCGAGAAGCGCAACTGGAACATGCGAGCGTATGATCCGAACGTCTTCAACCCTCGAGATCTTCTCTGGAAGGACCAGGGACTCGTAAAGGCGAACATACGCCAGGGCCAACCGATCGGGAACCATATCTACAACTTCGAGACTCCGGACACGACCTCCATCTCGGTGAACATGACAGAGTATCTCAACAACTTCCTCGGCGAGAAGACCGGCATCACACCAGGAGCACAAGGCAAGAGCGACGACGACAAAGTCGGGATCTACATCGGGAACATCCAACAGGTCGCAGATCGTCTCGGCCTCACGAACAAGATGTACGAGCAGGCACACGTCGATCTCGGTGTGAACTTCCAGTACGGCCTTCTCGATCACATGCCGGAGCGCTATGCCGTGAAGGTGATCGGCAACTCTGGGATCGAATGGAACGAAGAACTCCTCCGCAAAGAAGTCGATCGCAAGTTCTCGATCCGCATCCGCGGCACGTCGACCGAAGAGAAGATGAACGCCGTGCTCGCACAGCGAAAGGAGAACTCTCTCCTCATGATCCAAAAGGACCCGGAACTTCGTCAGCGTACGAACCAAGGATGGCGCCTACGCGAGACGCTCACACTCGGTGGGTATGACTCCGAAGATATCCGTGTGGCGCTCGACACGAACTCCGACTCCGACGATGATATTCTCTCCGAGGCAGCGCAGGCCATCGAAGACATCCTCGAGGGCCGCAAGCCGGA